GTCGTGTTTAATCACAATATCATCACCAAGTATTATATATTGATCAAATTCAAAGTTCCGGAAACCACTTAGGTGCGCACAAAAATGCACAACTAAATGATGGGATAAAGAAAAGGCAGCCCAAGAGCTATAAGCTCCCATGGGTTGTCCTACTTTATAACGGATTGATTTAGACTCAGGTGTCCCTTTATCTAAAGATCCCTCCTTAACTCAGAAATCTCTATCTGTAAGAAGTCTTCCTCAACTATCTGAAAAAAGTTTATCTTTGTAAATTACAGAGATCAACTCTTGTTGGATAGTTAAAGGAAATCTATCAGTTGCAGATGAAAGATCCATGGATCAAAACAGATGTGAATTCTGTTGTCAATTATTCATGGGATCTTGAGTGTAAGTTCTATCACATGGTAACTTTGATAAATTAATCATCAAAGCATCATGTATAGGTTTAAGAAATTGTTGTGATACTCCATCGAGCATCGCAATAACTCTCACCTTACACTCAGGGTCTAGAATAAGTGATAACTTACCATTATATATCTTCGTGCTAGGGAAAAGATTCTTCTCCCAGGCAAAACGATATATTTTAGTAATGAAATCACAACCTGCTAAGTTAGTAAGGTTAAATAAATATTGCAATTGACCGTAACCCAATGTTAAAATTGAGTGAAGTCAACTCATAGTAGACGGACCATTAGGACCTCCTTTTGTAGAAATGAAAATATCTTTTTCTTCAAAAATAGGTTTCTCATGATGTAATCTAAAATGAGTCACAAATGATTTTATAAAGTTCCGAGGGATGGTAAATTCCTTGGAACCTGTAAATTCATCTGTAATTGAATTTAATTTAACTATTGGATTCTTAGTATCTTGACGTACAGTACGAGTTAGACATAATAGAGTCATCGCAAAACGATAACCCATTATACCTTTCTCACCTGTAAGTAAAGGTTTTAAGAAACCAACACACTTAGGAAAACCATCGGTATCTAAGCCAATATGCATGTCATTAGATTTAAGAGGATTATCACAAAGGAATCGTGTACAATGTAGACGTACTTGTTTCAAGTATTTTACACTGTGCAATAACCCCTGAGTCTTAATCAATTTAGATCAAAACATGAAATATTGTTTTATAAATTTGATATAATCAAAATCCATTGAGTTTCTCAATAGATAGAATAAACTGTTTATAAC